CATTTTGACCTTTAGCTTTCATATCGTTAAAGATTCTACTCTCATTCTCTAATGATTTAAAAAAATGTTTAGAGTGGTTCAATTCTTTTTCTGTTAAAACATTAGAATTGTCTTGTGATTTATTGATTGACATAATAATACCTATAGTTAAGTTAAATGTAGCGATTAAAGCCAAGCAGCGCCTAATAGAGGCACGCTTGATCTGATAGTAGTGCAATGGTACTTCCTTGTACTTAGGTGAGGCTTAGAGAAGATATTTAATTAGCCACTCATAAGCCAAGCGAAAGTTGTATTACATCTGATTACATCCTTTCTCTTGAGGGTAACAGGGTCTTTAACTTTACCTATGATGGTTCCATCAGAGAAGGAAGTTACCCCATTGATATCAGCCAGAAACCCCGTTAAATCTTTACGTAGAACTGGCTGATCTATGATGTTCTTTAGTTTGCAAGAGGTAATCATATTACACCTTTATAAATGGTCTGGTCTATCGTGAATAAATAAAGGTTCAATAATGAACCTATCAATTGATTCTTTTTTATTACCGACAATACTTAATACTTCGATAGTATTGATACTATGTCTTAGTGCTAAACCTTTTATTCCAGAATAAGATATATTAATGCTATCTTCTATAACTTGTGTAGAAGAGAAGTATCCCACAATGTTACTATTGTCCATACTATTTTTATAAAGGATGTACATATAAACCTCATTGATTAAAATTAATGGTAACTATTTTTTAGTTACATGAATGCAAGCATTGCATGAATAAAGACTCTGATTGAATGACGCGAGTATCCATATGAATAGGCCTGTTCACGAATGAATTCGTTTATAAGTCGCACAGGTAGAGTCTTTAAATAAAAACCCAGTAACTATAAGAACTAAGATAAGAACTTATAGTACTGGGTGAGTAGTGATAGAGTTAAAGAGAAGCGATGATTGATTGAAGCAGTCTAATAGACTCATCATCGCCGGCATTATTAGCTAGTGCTAATAGTTTTTCTGTTGATTTTTTCAAGGATAAAAGATTTTTTTCTTTATTCCATTGTTTAACAGATACAGCTTTTTCCTTGGCTTCGTAATTGTACCAAGGGTTGAGCATACCTGCTTCGATAACAGCGATATCCCATTTACCTGATTTGGTGCGAGTAAAAGCTTTCAGTTCTTCATTCCACTTGAGGGGAGTGTAACGCTGTATCCAAGATTTAACAGCTTTTTTATTCAACGACTTTTCAGGAAGGCCATTGTACAAGTCGTTGATGTGAGACCAACGGACATTGTAAGTTATAACACTAGAGAAAAGGTCATTAAGAAATGACTGTAGATTGACGTTGAATTTTCCTGAATATTTAATCAGGCTTTGAACTTTACCAGTAAATTCTTTTTCTAGTAAAGCGATATCAGTATTTTTAGACATGTTAAACCCCTTAATATAAATAGACTCGGAATAAGCCTATTTTGTTAAGAGCTTAGAAATAAGAAAATCCCTAGAATCTTAAAGAAACTAGGGATTAAATTCTGTATGGTCATTAGTCTTAAGCGACATAGCGCCACCACTAGGCGCTTTCTTATTATTATTCAGCCATAAGCAGGCTATAGATTATTTGGGTTAGGTTAGATTAGAGAACAGTTTGCTAGGCTATTATAATCTACGTGACTGCTAGTCACTAATCAGACAGTTAGAGAATTACACTCTATATTTTATACTGTCTACCTTTTTATATTGTTAAAGAGCTGGTGGCTAGTCATTAGACTATTTAAGAAAGGCATTGTAAGGTTATGAGTACAGCTCTGTCCCGTAAGACATTACTAGAGTGCACTCATTGATAGCTACCTTGTCAGGATTTATACTATCGCCTTAAAAGGCATAACTCGACCACTAATTTTTAAAGAACTGACTGGACTAATCCAGTACTGTACTGGTTTTACCCAGTGACTATAGGTTATCAAAACGACTAACCTTTGTCAACCCAGGACCCCTTGGTTCCTGCTTGTACCTAGAAGACCGCTTCACTTGGTACGGTTCTAGTATCTCAGAAAGTCGATAGGATGTCAATAGGTTAATGAGAATTGTTTGGGTATATATAAGGAATAGGCTAGGTTCGGGGGGATAAAACCCCTAGTTTCCCCTGTCTCAAGTGTACCACAGAGTACTGATAGAGTCAAGGAAAATCCAATTGAACAGCGTTTAATTGACAATCCCATTGGTTCCGTGAGATACTAAAAGGTTTGGTTGAACCATTAGAATATTAGTAGGTACTAATAAACTAATAGACCAAGGGGGGTTGGTTGGGATTGGGACTGCTAGATTCTAATAGGTCTATATGATATATCCCACAGTCCTGTCAGTTCAACTTTATATATGAAACAAAGGGTTAGCTGACTTTCCTCCAACTTCCGCTTGAACCTAATAGACCCATAATCCTAGAGCATCTACAGACAGATACTAATAGATACTAATAGGTCCTAACAGTCATACCAATAGTAATATTAATATCTTTTAGAATATTTTAATAATAAGAATAATTAATCTCTTAATCTCTTTCCCTCTTCTCTACAAATTGAATCTAATTGGTCTTTTCTCTCTTTTCTTCTCTTCAAAAAATATAAAAATAAAATTATAAAACCAAATTAGAGCTAAAGGGGCCAAGAGGATAATTGAACTTTTTATTTTTATAATAGTCTAAGTACTAGTCCCACTAGGATCTATTAGATACTTATAGTATCATTAGAACCTATGGATATAGTATAAATATAATAATAAGAATAATAAATACTAGTAGTATCTAATTGATTAGGGGTGTCGTTATTATCTTTAAATAGAAAGATGAACTTAATATTAGGTACAATTGTCTAAGCAAGCATTACACATCAACCAAGGTTTCACATGCCCTCTTCTAAAAACTATAAAAGAGATTACAAAAAGGAATATGAGAACTACCAGGGCTCTAAAGAGCAGAAGAAAAAAAGAGCATCTAGAGGTAGAGCACGTTATTCTCTTATGAAAAAAGGTAGAGTACGTATTGGAGACGGATTAGATGTCGATCATAAAGATACAAACGCCAATAATAACTCAGCTAAGAATCTAAGAGTTCAGTCTAAATCTGCTAATCGAAGTTATCCACGTAATAAATCAGCAGGTAAGAAATGAGTTTAAAAGATATAATCTATAAGTTATTAGGTTATGAGATTTACTATGTCTCCAGTTATGGTATTCATTCTAGAATCTATGATTCAACTGATCTAGCAGCTTTAAGACCAGTCCATAAAGACATGTCAGTAGCTCCTCCTTGGGCTACTAAGGTTTACAACAAATGACTGAACTAGAATCTATAGAACCTAAAGGGGAAATTAAAACCTTTTCTACCCCGCGTTTATCTCCTGATGAGAAGTTGTATGTCCGAGTATACCTCCATACCCTCTCTCACTCTAAAGCTTATGAAGCTCTTAAACCAGGACTAGCTAATTATAGTTCTTACAATAATTTTGATAATCAATTCTCTCGTAGAGAATCGGTAAAGTACCATATCTCTCAGGGGCTTCAAGAGAAAGCAGAAGCACTCTCTATCTCTCCAGAATTAATTATTGAGAAACTCTATAAGGAAGCTATAAGAGAAGGAGCCGGTTCCAACCATGCTGCTCGTATTCAAGCTTTAACTCAACTAGGTAAATACTTTGGTTTATTTGAAGATAAAAAACAAGAACAATCACATACCTTCAACATTATCAATTATTCCTCTGAACCCTTAAAGATAGAGGAGGTAAAGGCAGTACCTTTAGAATCTCCTGATCTTTCTTTGGAAGAACAAGAAGAACTGCCAGATAATGTTGTTATAAACAATTATCAGGAGGAATAAATGCAGGATAAACTAATCAGTCAACAAAAGAAGGAGACAACATGACAACCCTATCAGATGAGTTAACAACCGGACCACTGGCAGCAGAATTAGCGCCATTGATTACTGCTGGGGAAGACGGGTCAATTTTAGCCGTGCTTAATCGAAAAGATATTCCTGGCAAGGTGCCAATTATATCACATGCTATCAAAGCCTTTTTTAGTGCATATGGTTTTCGCATACCGATCATGGATAGCGCATCTTTAGCATGTAGAGAAACCACTGTTAATTTATCGGATTTTGATAGTTTCGATATGCGCAATCCACTGTATGAAGCAAAGCTTACTAGCATCCTGCAAGGGTTAGTCGATGAGCCATTAATTCCAGATTTTATGCAAGAACACATGGATTATGTGTTGTCACTAGGGGATGCTTTAAAAAGTAGAGTTGAGATCATCAATGATGGTTTAGAGATTACTGCTTTAGTTAATAAGACTAAGTTTGTACCGTTTAATATAACAATAGCGGACATTCGCGCAGAAATATGGAACGACGATGGGAGTCGTAAGTTATGAGTAACACAACATTAACTAAAACAGCTAGAACAGTCGTAGCCAGTACAAGTAATGCAGCAGCAGCGACCACACGTGGAACAGTTGATTTGCGTACAGCTCAAGGCGGTATGTTAACGATGAAGATAACTAACGGTGGGACAGGCCCAACAGTACAATGTGAGGGCAGGATATTAGCTGCACATAATGCAGGTGCTACACCTACAGCAGCTAGTGCTGGTTCTGATTGGAAAACGCTATGGCGCTTTGGAGGCGGAACTACTGCTTCTGCTGTAACAGAACAATCTTTTGTAGCTGATGCGTCAATCATGCACTTAGAAGTAGAGTTTACAGGCAATACTGGACAAGCGGTCACGGTTGAGGCGTATATGTCAGAGATCACTAACGCAGTCACGGCCTAAACAATGGCAAACCTGATACTACCAAGTAGGAGGATTATACAGCCACAGGACGCGGCTACTATTGACTGGACTAATCCAATTACATCATCTTTAGCCTATGCGATTAATGGGAGTTCGTTACGGAATAATGTAGACCACATATCTGTAGACAGTGCAAGTACAGCTACAATTAACGTGGGAGTTGGCGGAAAAGATATTATATGTACTGAAAACACAACTAATGCTTATTTTTCGAACTCTAAATTAACCACATCAAACGGTGCGGGGACTGGTGATTTCACATTATTTTGTGTTGCAAAACTAGCAGCAGCTAGTGGAACTGTTGATAATATTATAGGTAATAAAAACGACAATGCTGGCTCACCATATTCCCAAGGTTTTCTTGGTGCGCATACAAATACGTCTGGAAGCTACTCTGCAAACGAAATAGCTCTTTTCACATACGGCGCTGGGACTGCTTCAGTAAGTATTGCGGCCGCAGTTGATGCATCCACATATCAAACCATTATTGGTGTAAGAAAAGAGGATGTTTTAACTCTATATGTTGACTCATCAGAAACATCAGCAACATTAGCAATAAGGCAAATTACGCAGTCGGGTACTAGATTTATTATAGGTAATTCAGGTAAATCCACAAATGAAGATGCAGGCGCATTTAGTATGCGTATGGGGTATGCATGGAACAGAGCGTTAGATTTATCTGAAATAGAATCCTTAAAAAGATACCCGTGGCAAATATTCGCTCCACAAAAACGAGTAATCTATTTTGATGTTGGTGCATCAGCAGGTTATACTCTTACTACTGATCCGACGAGTTACTCAGTATCAGGACAAACATCTTCACTATTACGTAACTCTTTGCTAGTAGGAGACCTATCTACATTCTCGTTAAACGGTCAAACTGCCACTCTAACTTATACTGCCTCTAGTAACGCGTATGTTCTAACTAGTTCAGTCGGATCATTTATATTTACAGGGGCATCTGCATCTCTATTAAGAGACGGATTGATATATGGTGGACCTAACTCTTTTAATCTAATAGGACAAACAGCAGCTCTATTAAAAGACAGTGTAATATCTGGAGAAAACACGCCTTTTACTCTCTCAGGACAAACAATACCTTTGTTAAAAGGAAGTATGGTAATAGGAGAAGCGCCTGCTTTCATATTTAATGGTAATGATGCCCCTCTGTTCGCTAATAGAGTAATCACCGCAGTACCAAGTAACTACGCTTTAACAGGTCAATTAGCTACTCTATTATATACTCAAGCAGGAGCATATATTCTCCCTGCTGACGGAGCTACTTTTACATACTCAGGACAAGCAGCTAATACCTTGTTAAATAGAATTTTAACTAGTTCTTTAGGTAGCTTCACTGTTTCTGGTATACCTGCTAGCTTACTGAGAGGCCTGGGTTTATCTGCAGGAGTAAATAATTATATACTCTCTGGACAATCAGCCACTCTCACTTATATAGGAGGCTATACTCTAGTATGTGGATCTTCCTCTTATACTTTATCTGCACAACAAGCTCAATTAATTCTTAATAGAGCTCTTTCAGCTAGCCCATCAGGGTATAGTATTATAGGTAGAGATATAAATTTTGTAAAAGGGATTGCTGAGAGTGTAGGCTCTTCTCACATATGGAATATCATAATAAAATCACCAGATAGCTCTATACTTGTTAAAGGTTTAGATAATAATATTTTAATTAAATAATAGGAAAGAAATGGCAACGTTTAATAAATTCAATAGCTTTGTAGAAGCTTTAGCAGAGAAAAAACATGATTTAGGTGCTGACACCTTAAAGGTAATGCTGACATTGTCTGCCCCCATCGCTTCTAATACAGTCAAAACAGATCTTACGGATATTGCAGCAGGTAATGGCTACACTGCTGGCGGTAATACAGCTGCAATCACCTCCTCTGCTCAAACCTCTGGTACATATAAACTGGTCTTAGCTGATCCAGCTACTTGGACTGCTACTGGCGGAGCAATTGCCAACTTTAGATATGCAGTCCTTTATAATGACACTGCTGCTAGTAAAGAGCTAATTGGTTGGTGGGATTATGGCTCAACTGTAACCGTAAATACAGGTGAAACTTTTAAAGTAGACTTTGATCCTACATCTGGCGTTTTAACGGTGGCCTAATGATAATCTATGGAGCGTCTGATAAAGGACCATTAAAAGTAACCTCTCAGTATCTAGATCCTGATGATGTAACAACAATACGTGCACACTTCGGCGCTCCTGTCTGGACTGCTAATACTGTCCTTCATGTTGGTGATATTACTAGACCTACAGCTGATAATGGTTATTATTATAGGGTTATTCTAGCAGGTAAAACAGGAGCTACAGAGCCGAGCACTTGGCTACAAACCTCCCAGATAGATGGTACAGTTAAATTTAAAGCTGTTCCCTGGGATCTTTGGTTACTTCCTAGTGAGACCTTACAAGAAGTATCTTGGACTGCAACAACTGGCGTTACCTTAGCTACTCCTCTATTTAGCGATGGTATAGCTTCAACAGTGATAACTATAGTTCCAGCGACTCTCTCAAAGATTGTAGTTGGAGTACAAGCCACTAAAAGTAATAGCGATAAACTCTCAGGCTCATTTGAGTTTTTGGTAGCTCAGAGGTAATTATGGAGGATAGTTTTGTAGAACGACGAAAGGAGCATTTGAGTATATCAGAAGAACTTCTAGAACAAATCGCTGAGAAAGCTGCTGAAAAAGCTATTATCAAGATGGAGAATAAATTATATACAGAAGTTGGAAAGTCTTTTATCGCTAAGTTTACTAAAGTGGTTGGTATAATTATTATAGGTCTTTTCTTATATATTACTAAAGGTGATTTAACTAAGGTATTTTAATGAGTTTAATAGAAACTTAAGAAGTAAAGTTTTATTCTAGTACTGACGATTTTCCACGAGTAGGAAATGAGTTGTGTGTAGCAGATGGAACTGTGTATGCAGTGTCTGGAGGAATCCGCGGAGCAATTGGGGATGCCCGACGTATGCGCCCACTAAATCTCTCATTCACTGGCACGGTTGGCACTGCAAAAATTCGTATGCGGTTGCCAACAGTACGCGAGTACTCGAATGCAATTGATACATAAAACCCGTAAGGTTGTTTCGGCCTTGACTTATACAGGAGATATAAATGATAGGAATAGATGCAATAGCTTCTCTAGTTAGCACAGCAGTAGATAAGATTTTTCCTGACGCTAACATAGAAGCACAAAGTAAAGCAGATGCTTTAAAATCAGAGTTGTCTAAAGAGTTGGAATATACTCTAGGTCAAATAGAAATCAATAAGATTGAGGCAGCCTCCTCTTCTCTCTTCGTATCTGGCTGGAGGCCAGCAGTAGGTTGGACAGGAGCATTAGGTTATGCCTACGAGTTCTTACTTAGACCATTAGGTAATGGTTTAATGGCATTCAACGGATTGCCTTCTGCCTTCCCTGGCATTGAAATAGACGCTTTGAGTACACTATTGTTTGGTCTATTAGGCCTTGGTACTCTTAGAACTGTAGAAAAAGTAAAGAATGTAGCAAGGAAATAAACATGTCTAAAATAAGGGTTGATCCTTTAGTAGTAACTGTTCGCTATTATGAGAATGATATAGACCCTACTCTGCCTCTCCATCAGATGGAAGAGCCTTATTATAAAGCTTTTCCAATACAACTCTCTGATGATGGCACTAGCAGGGTCACTTTAGTAGTAGAGCCCCCTACCATCAAAGAGTTTAAACTACTAAAAAAGGCTTTGAAGGATATAGGTGTTTTATCAGCGGAGTGGAGACATCATGGTAAAAAGGAGTTTATTAAACTATGAATGAAGTAATCACTATACCGTATAAATTTGAGCCTCGACCTTACCAAAGAGAGTTATTAGCTGCTTTAGATTCTGGTTATAAAAGAGCTATTGCAGTATACCATCGAAGAGCTGGTAAAGATAAAACTATGTTCAATGTCTTAGTGAAAAAGGCTCTACAAAGAAAAGGTGTCTATTATTATTTCTTCCCTGAGTATGCTCAAGGACGAAGAGTTATATGGGATGGTATTGACGGCTCAGGTTTCAAGTTTTTAGATCATATCCCTGAGCCTTTAGTCCAATCTAAGAACAGTACAGACATGAAGATAATCCTGACAAATGGTTCTGTAATCCAGATTATGGGTACTGATAAGTTCGATAAAGTCCGGGGAAGTAACCCAGTAGGATGTGTATTCTCTGAGTTTGCTTTCCAGAATCCTAAAGCATGGAATATTGTACGACCTATTCTCGGTGAGAATGGTGGCTGGGCTATCTTCAATAGCTCTACAAACGGTAAGAATCATTTTTATGATCTATACCAGATGGCCATCACTAATAAGAATTGGTTTGTTCAGAATTTAAATGTTCTTCAAACTCTATCTCCTGACGGTGTCAGGTATATCCATGATGATGTTATCCAAGAGGATAGAGATTCAGGTATGTCTGAAGAGTTAATACAACAGGAGTATTTCAATTCTTGGACCGCTAACTCACAAGGATTCTATTATCTCTCTATTATTGAGGATTTAGAAGCTAAAGGCAATATTGCTAATGTCCCTCACGATACATCAACACCAGTAGAGACTTGGTGGGATATAGGGACAGGAGACTATACCTGTATCTGGTTTACTCAAACTATGGGTAAAGAGATACATGTAATAGATTATTACACTTCTAATAATAAGGGTGTAGACCACTATGCTAAAGTTCTTCAGAATAAGAACTATGTCTATAAATGCCATTGGTTCCCTTGGGATATGGAGAAGACAGAATTTGGTACTGGACGTACTATATTCGAAACTGCTACAGAGCTTTTCAAAGGGACAAGGATTGACACTGTTCAACGTATCTCTAAAGAAGATGGTCGAAATGCTGTCCGTATGATCCTTCCTTTCTGCTCATTTGATAAATCAAAATGTAAAGATGGATTAGATGGTCTTAGGAACTATAGGAAAGAGTGGGATGATAAACGTCAAATCTTTAAAGATACTGACGTACACGACTGGGCTTCAGATCCAGCAGATGCCTTTAGATACTTGGCAGTAGGTATTACAATGCCTAAGTCTAGATCTTTTAGGTCAGAATTTATGAAGAGTAAAGCGAAAGCTATATCAACTAAAAATTGGAGAGTTGCCTAATGGCAGACTTATTGAAAGAGAAGGAGCTAGCTACTCAGCAATGGCAACGTTATCAGAGTGCTTTATATAGAGGCCATCATAATTTTCAAACACAAGCAAGGTTAAATGAGAATTTTTACTTAGGCGGCGGGAGACAATGGTCAGATGATGACAAGAAGGCTCTAGATGAACTGGGGCGTCCTTGGCTCGAAGAGAATATTATCTTCTCTACAGTAAACACTGTCCTAGGTTACCAAACTCAATCTCGTATGGACATTGCCTTTAAACCTAGAGAAATAGATGCTCAGGATATTTCTGATATCCTCTCTAAACTAGCTATGTACTTAACAGATCAGAATAAGTACCCTTGGAAAGAGAGTCAAGTATTTGCTGACGGTCTTATCCAATCTAGAGGATACTTTGATATCAAGATGGACTTTAATGAGAACACTTACGGTGATATCTCAATTGATGTCTTAGATCCATTAGATGTTATTCCAGACCCTGACTCTAAATCTTATGATCCAGATGATTGGGCAGATGTTATTGTAACCTCTTGGATGTCTTTCGATGATATTAAAGAGACATACGGACTAGCTAAATGGAGGCAAATAGAAAAGTCTATTCTAAATGAACCTGACTTTGGCTATGGTTCATATGAAGAAGAGCGTAATAAATTTGGTACAGTTAATAATTATTCAGCTTTCTATACTGATGTTACTTCTGTACCTCATGCCCGACTAGTCAATAGACAGTACTGGAAGCTTCAGAACAGAGAGTTCTATTTTAATCCTGAGACAGGCGATCTATTTCCAGTCCCAGACGATATTAAACTTAGAGATAAAAAGAAGTATGCTCGTGATAATAAGTTTGAAATCATTAAAAAGATTACTAAGAGAATTAGGTGGACTGTCTCTTCTAGAGACGTAATCCTATTTGATGAGTGGAGTCCTTACGATCATTTTACAGTCGTACCTTACTTCCCTTATTTCAGAAGAGGGGTAACAGTAGGTTTAGTAGATAATCTTATTAAGACTCAAGAGATGCTGAATAAAGTCTATTCTCAAATCTTACATGTAGTTAATACTACTGCTAACTCTGGATGGGTAGTAGAAGAGAACTCTCTTGTAAACATGGATGTAGAAGATTTAGAAGATAATGGGGCTCAAACAGGTTTAGTAGTAGAATATAAACGTGGTCAGACACCTCCAGCTAAGATTGAACCTAATCAGATTCCTACTGGTCTAAAAGATCTAGTAACATCTGGTGTAGATTTGATTAGATTGATCTCAGGAGTATCTGAGACATTCCAAGGTGGCAAAGGTCCAGAGGTATCTGGTACAGCTATTCAGTCTAGAGTACATCAAGCAGCAGTCCAGTTGGCAGCTCCTATTGATAATCTGTTTAGAACTAGAAACATAATAGCTGAAAGAGTATTAAAACTGATACAAGCTTTTTATACTCAAGAAAGAACATTTGTTATTACCTCCTCTAATCCAGAAGGTAAAAGTGTTAATGAACAAGTACCTATCAATAAAGAACAACAGGATTCTTCTGCTCTAATTAATGATGTTACAATCGGTAAATATGATGTTGTCATAGCTGATGTTCCAACTCAAATCACTTTCCAAAATGCTCAGTTCTCTCAAGCTATTGAGATGAGGAAGTTTGGTGTTCAGATACCAGATGATGAGATGGTTCGTATGAGCACTCTATCTCGTAAGAATGAAATTGCTAAAAAGATTGAAGGCGGACCTACTGAAGAACAAATGCAACAACAAAATAGACAAGTAGAACTTCAATTAGAACAGATGTCTAAAGCTATTGAAGAGTTAGAGGCTAAAGCTCAAGCTAAACAGGCTGATACTCTTAAACAAGTAGCAGAAGTAGCTACCTTGATCTCACAGAACCCAGGCTTAGCGAGTATCATTGATACACTCATGGGAACTATTGAGAAAGAAGAGTTGTCTAAGGAAGCACCAATGGAACAAGAAGAGTATGCATCTTCTACTAGACTCGGTGGTTAATCATGAATTTTGATAAAGCTTTTGAACTATTAATTGGAGTAGAAGGAGGTTTCACTGATGATCCTAAAGATCGTGGTAATTGGACTTCTGGTAAAATAGGAGTAGGGACTTGTAAAGGAACTAAGTATGGACTCTCAGCAATGTCTTATCCTTCTTTAGATATTAAGAATCTCTCCTTAGATCAAGCTAAAGAGATCTATAAAAAAGATTGGTGGAGTAAACTAAAACTAGACCTATTGCCATCAGAGATTAGTTATGATCTGTTTGATACTGCTATAAATAGTGGTATTAGTAATGCTGTTAAAATCCTACAAAAGACAGTAGGTACTAAGGAAGATGGAGTTATAGGAAATAATACTATTTCTTTAGTTCAGGCTCAAAATAAGGACAAGTTATCTGCTAGATTCAACGCTCATAGATTACTATTCATGACTGATATCTCAACATGGTCTATTTATGGTAAAGGTTGGGCAAGAAGAGTAGCTCACAATATATTGTTATAACCCGTTCACTAGACGTTCTAGTGTTTTAGTTAATTCCAACGTAGTAGGATATATGGCAGAACAAGAATATGAAGATTTAGATGAAACCTTGGATAGAGGCGATTCTTACGAAGAAGATGATTATGAAGATCAAGACGAATCTGTAGATGAAGAGGATCAGGAAGATGATGATGAACCTAGTGACTCTGATATAGATCTGGATGAAGAAGAGGAAGAAGAGGCTGTAGAAGCCAAAAAAGAAATTAAAATTCCTAAATCCCGTTTTGATGAAGTAATTGCTCAACGAGAAGAAGCCAAGGAAAGATCTCTCTGGCTAGAAGGTCAATTAGAAAAGTTAATTAATTCTCAGCAATCACAGAAACCTGTTGAACCTGAGAAACCTCAATTACCTGAGTATAACTTTGATGAAGCTGAGGAGAGGTATGTCAACCTAATTATTGAAGGCGAGATTGCTAAGGCTACTAAACTTCGATCTGAAATAGATAAAGTTAGACAAGAGAATCTGAGAGCTATTATCTCAGAGATCACTGAGTCTGTTACATCTAAAGTTAAATCTGAAAGTTCTGCTGTATTAGATGAGGAAAAATTTAATAACCTAATCGAGAATTTTGAAAATAAATATAAATTCTTGGATACTACCTCTGATGATTACAATGAAGAGGCAGTAGATACTGTTAACACTTTACTAGCTGGCTATGTAGCTGCTGGTAAGAATAAGGCAGAAGGTTTGAGATTAGCGGTTAATAAGGTAGCTCCTCTCTATGATAAAGTTAAAGAAGTTAAAGATTCCAAACAATCTTTGGGTAATAAGAGAAAGGTAGAGGCTGGCAAGAAAGCTGCTCAAGCTGCTAACAGCCAACCTAGCAAGACTAAGTCAGTATCTACCAGATCAGTTGATAAAGAAACTGTGAACGTATCTAAGATGTCTGAGAAAGACTTTAACCAATTAACTGAAAAAGAAAAAAGAATCCTACGAGGAGACTAGTCCCCGCTCTGTCCATAGACATCGGGCTTCCCGTGCCAGTCCGGTTATAATAGACTGAGCTTTTAATTATAGCGGGTATAAATCACTGGTAGATTATCAGTCTCATAAGCTGAAGGTAGAGAGTTCGATTCTCTCTCCCGCCACCAAATAAGGAAATCTTGTAGATATGGCGTGTTCTACAGCGGACTGTAAATCCGCTCCCACTGGGTAAACAATCTTGGTTCGACTCCAAGGATTTCCACCAAATTTAGATACTAGTTAATCTGATGAAATACAGTAATCATGTACCTACGTGTTCAAGTTCGAGTCTTGAAGTATCTACTTAATTTTCGTTTACTTTTACGATAAAAAGTCGGCCTAAAGCTCCGTGATGCTACATGTAGAAACAACGGAATCCGATTTATAAAGTAAGGATTCTTTATTATTTTTAAATAAGGAAAAAAATGGCATTAACTAATTTTGCTGCATTAACAGCAGATCAAAAAATGGTATGGTCTAAAGACCTATGGAAAGCAGCTCGTGATATGGCTTTCATCAATAAATTTATTGGTGGTAGTGATTCAGTTATTCAACGTATCACTGAATTAACTAAAACTGAGAAAGGCGAAAAGGTCATTATGCACCTGTTGGCTGATTTGGTCGAAGATGGTGTTGTCGGTGACAACGAGCGTGAGAATAACGAAGAAGAAATGAAAACATACAATGATACGATCACTATTGATCTTATCTCACACGGTGTACGCCAAAAGGGTTATCTAAATAGCTCCTACGCTTAATCTCGTAGAAAAGTCCTCTAATTGCTGGAATATCCTTAGAGTCTTTCTAACTACAAAGTAATCTGAAAAGATAAACTTGAATGTTTGAAAATAGAAAGAATTGGACAATCAGCAGCTAAGATACTAAGGTATTGACAAATAGTGATATTTGTGGTATACTATGTATAAAGTTCAACGACTAGAACGTAAGTTCGTAGTGTTCAAGAGAATACCAAATGGGGACTAACTTATGCATATTTGCAAACAATGCGGTGAAAAAGATATATCTAAATTTTATACAAGATCTGATAACGGTAAACCCAGGGGTTTATGTAAATCTTGTTTAAACACTAATTCTTTAATTAGATACTCTGAAAAGAAAGCTGAGATCGCTATAAAAGAGAGCCAGTACAGAGCGCTAAATAAAGATAAAATTAGACAAAGAAAAGCCATATATTATATTGATAATAAAGAGCACATCTTAGAAAGGTGTCAAAATTATAGGTTAATAAATAAAGATAAATATCTAGAATATTCTAGAAAATGGCGTAAATTAGATTTAGATAGATATAGAAAGTTGAGTTTGAAACAAACATCTTTAAAACGTGCTAGAAAGCTTCAAGCTACATTTAAAGAGATGTCAGAATGGCATCAGTTTATGTTAGATGAAATATATGATCTTGCTTATATTAGATCCCAGGCAACCGGGATAAAATGGCACGTAGATCATATAGTCCCATTAAAATCTAAACTTGTTTGTGGATTACATCATCCAAATAATTTGCAAGTTATACCTGCAACTGAAAATCTCAGAAAAGGTAATAGGTTAAAGATATAGTCTGATCTCTATAGAAATATAGAGAGATCTATTGGAATCGAATAGATCGTAACATTAATGAAATTGGCAGAACAAAAAACTGTTGTTACCTTCCGTGAAAACGCTAAAGAACGTCTGGCCTACTGGCTAGCAAATCGTATGGACCAATTGGCCTTCTTGACTTTGTCAGGTATTGGCTATAGTTACAACAATGATGGTTCAGCTCGTGCCACTACTGCATTCTCTCAGTTATCTTTCGCAGCTGATGTAGCAGCTCCATCTTCTCTACGTCATCGTAGATGGGACGGTGTTAATTCTACTTTGGTAGCAGGTAACACTGCAACTATGCTGGCAACAGACACTCTTACTTACAAAGCTATTGTAGATATCGTTGTCTATGCTAAAACTCATTACATCAAACCATTGAACATGGGCGGTAAAGAATACTATGTAGCTTTCGTTCGTCCAGAAGCTTTAGCTCAATTGAAAAAAGATCAAGACTACCAAAGAGCAGTTGTAACTGGTGCTGATCGTGGTAAAGATAACCCATTCTTCTCAGGCGGTATTCTAACTGTTGATGGCGTGATCTTCCACGAACATCGTTTAGTCTTTAATACTAAAGGTGCTTCCTCTGGTTCTAAATGGGGAGCTTCTGGTACTATTGACGGTTCTAGAATGTTGTTGTGCGGCTCTCAAGCTCTAGGCTTTGCTGACTTGGGTGCTCCAGAGTGGTCAGAGAAATGGTTTAACTATGACTCTTCCCCTGGTATCAACATTGATAAAATGTTCGGTTTTATGAAACCTAAATTCTACAGCATTTATGACAAATCTGTTGAAGATTTCGGTGCATTGTGTATCGACCATGCTATTGCGTAAGCAGTAATTAATTAACACGCCCCCTCTCCCTTAGATTATCTTTGGGCTGAGGGGCTCTTTTAAGAGAACAATATGGCTAAACAACCAGTAAAACCAATGAAAGCTCCATTCCCTCCTAAGAAAGCTCCGGCTAAAGGTAAGAAAGGTTGCTAATCAATTTAAAGAATCTATTGATGATTCTTAAACAAAAGGTAGAGTTGATGATGATCTATCTTTTTCCTCTTAATATCATCATATAGGAAAGAAAATGGCAATTACAAAAAAACCTGGTCGCCAGGAAAAAGTCGTAGCGATTGTAGATTATACTTTTGCTGATCTAACATCTGGTACAGCAGTAGCAGCAGTTAACCTGCCAGCTAATGCTCGTATCTTAGAAGTTATTAATAAAGTTGGTACTGCTTTTAATAGTGCAACATCTGATGCTCTGATTGTACAAAGCAACGAGTCTACACCTAAAGCTTATATCACTGTAACAGCAGGTTCTGGCGCTCTCTCTGCTGGTTTAACTAGTAGAGCTGCTAATACTAACCTTGGCTTTAAGAACACTGTAGTATCTACTGTAGATCTTAAATGGACAGGTGTTGGTACAGCTCCTACCACTGGCACCGGCACTTTGATCGTAGAATATGTTGTTGATGGAAGATCTGCTTTCTCTCAAGACTAAATAAAAAATATAACCCCATAGTCTCATGGTACTTACATAGTGAGTAATATGGTCTATGGGGTTTTTTAGTATTAGGACTATTATGAACAAAACACCAGCTCTAATATCCTTGTTATTTGAAGCTAGAACTCAATCTCACATCTTTCATTTACAATCTAAGTCATATGCTCAACATAGGGCTTTAGGTTCGTATTATGAAGATATTATAGATTTAGCAGATTCCATTGCTGAGAACTATCAAGGACGTTATGAAATTATAAAGAGTTATCCAAAGGTATCTGTTAATTCTACAGACCCTGTTAAAATGATCGAACAGGTACGTTCCTGGATTGATAAGAATAGAAAAGATTGTTGTTCAGAATCTGAGATTCAAAATATCATAGATGAAGTACAATCTTTAAATAACTCTACCATCTACAAATTAAAGAATTTATTTTAATATGGAATTTAAAAAATTTAGAAGCCCTGGAGTCGAAGAGATTAAGGTCACAGATCTCTCTGGTCATGCAGCCACTCTCTCTCCAGAATACACATCAATACCCTCTATCTTATGGGGTCAAGCCTATGCCTTGGGAGCCGTCTCTGAGGACATGCAGGTTAATGACATGGATTCTTTTATCTCTCAGAAAAAAAGAGAGGCAGAGGATTTAGTATTAAAAGAACGAGAAGAAGTTAAAGTTGTTCTTAGACAGATCATTAAAGAACCTCAAGGATTCTTAGATAAAGAAGGGAGACCTTTAACTCGTAAGGTAATCGGTCTTATGGAAAAACCTGTTAAGAAGGATCTAGTAGATTCTGTATGGGAAGAATTAATTAAAGAAGAAGGTATCTAATGACACTGTTAGAGCTAATTACTCATCTTAGAAAGAATATTTTACATGATACCGGGGGTACTGGAACAGATTGGTCTTCTTGGACTGAGAGTGATTATGACTCTATTCAGTTAAGATGGGATAATGAAGAGTTAACAGGATATATTAATGCTGCTATAGATATGGTCTATAGACGTACTAATCCTATTAAAGACTTTTATCAATTAGATATTGAAGCAGGTACTAATTCTTATAATCTCCCTTCTTACATACTTGAAGTCTTAAAAGCCAAGAGAGAGACTGGTAAATATATAGAAGAGAGGAGTATGGACGACTTCTGGAACTTCTCTGAGTATAATACTAAATCAGGTGAACCTTCCTCTTTCTTTACAGATGTAGAACAAGGCAAAATTCGATTTTATCCTACACCCCTAACAGATGAAACCATAGACCTCATGATCTATAGGCTTCCGGTGTCTAAGTTATCATGGGATAATCCAGAGGCTTCTCCAGAATTAAGGGAAGAATATCAGATCCCTATGTTATACGGGGCTGCTTCTCTTTGCTATTTAAAAGATGAAGCTAACATCTTAGATCCTCAAAGAGCTAATACCTTCTCTCTAATGTTTGATAGAGAGTTCCCCTTTACTTCTGCCTATTCTAACATACGCAAAGGAAGAACTGCCAACAGGCCAGTAAGATATGGCGGTATTGGTGGAGTAAACGTAAAGCGTTCTAACTGGCAGAACAGAAGTGAGAGGTACTAATGCCACGTCATCCTAAAGGTGTTAATATAACAGGGTTTAAAGGATTAAATAATGTAGGTTCTCCTGATAATACTTCAGAACAGTTCTTAAAGAAAGCTCTTAATATTAATATAGACAAGACAGGTAATATCTCTAAAAGGAAAGGTTATCAGAAAGTAATAGATGGAGTCTTTACATCCTTATGGGCCTCAGAAAACGGATTAGGATGTTATAGCACATTCAATAATAACTTAGTAAGGATCTATGAAGACTATAGTACAGAAGTACTGGCTAGTGGAATATCAGATGATCCTATATCATTCGAGGAAATAGATGGAACTGTTTACTATAGCTCTAATAGTACTAATGGTATTATATATTCTGGAACTAGACGGGAGTGGGGTCTTGAAAGAAACTGGCTATCTCCTAGTCTCACTCGCACTTCTGGGTCTCTTGATAATGGGTATTACCAAGTTAACTTTACTTGGGTCTATACCGACGGAAGAGAATCTGGATGCTCAAGAAGTTCTATCATATCTGTACCTGACAATTCAGGAATAACGGTAGAAATTCCACCAGCCCCTTCTGGATCTATTTATGCTAGGATCTATTGTTCTACTCAGAATGGTAAAGAGCTTTATTTCCATGGGACTACAAGTCCTAATAGCACTTACCTTATTGATGATGCTTTTGCTCTAGTAGATCCTTTGAGATTCTTTAATATTGATAAAGCGCCTCTTGGTCATATTGTCAAGTATTATAGAGGTCGGATTTATATAGCTTCTGGCAATGTACTCTGGTACTCTGAACCATTTCAGTATGAACAGTTTAGACTTGATTCTAACTACTTTGAATTTCCAGGGGAGATTAGAGAGGTTATGCCAGTAGAAGACGGCATCTGGATAGGTTCTGATCGTCTTTATTATTTATCTGGTGAAGAACCTGATAAGTTTAAAAGGAGTACTAAAGAGCATATAAAGATTGTTCCAGGAACATCTACTCGCATCTCAGGTAGTTATATTCATATGGACAATACTCCTATCGGTTACAAATGGCTAGTAACTAGTAATCTAGGGGTGTGGATATTATTTAATCAAGGCCTTTGTATTAATATGACTGCTGAGAATGTAGCTTTAGATCAAGCTGATTCAGGTACATCTCTCTTCTTACAAGACTCTGGTATTAATCAATACCTTTCAATTCTTAAAACTAACTCTAATCCTAATAACTCTGTCATGGGTGATTTAGTAGAGACAACTATAGTCAGAAATGGCGTTATTATAAACTAAGGAAACAAATGGAACAAAATAAAATTAATGATTCTCAAGATCTGAAAGTTGGTGGCTACTTTACCTACGAGCATATTAGAGATGGCAAGATTATTGACACTTGGAAAGAGAAGAATATTGTAGTTAACACAGGTTTAAATTATCTATTAGACTCCGCTCTATCTGGTGCTACTGTAAGTACATCTCACTATATTGGCCTTTTCTCTAATAACTATACTCCAATTGCTGGTACACTAATCACTGATTTGACAGAGGTTAACGCTAAGTATACAGAAGCCACCAGACCAACATGGACTGAAGCAGGAGCTACATCTCAGGCAATCACTAACTCAGCTAGTCCAGCAGCTTTCACATTCAATGCAAGCGAGACTGTCTATGGTGCCTTCTTAATTAGTAATAATACTAAAGGTGGCACTACTGGTACTCTGATTGCAGCTTCCAAGTTCTCTTCTAGTAGAGCTATGTTGTCAACAGATGTTTTAAATGTAACGTATACCTTGTCTGCATCTTCTACATAATATCTATGACACTAATCCCTCCTTCCTTTTCATTTAAGGGAGATCGTCAAAAATCAATCTCTCTTAAAGCACAAGCTAGGCAATTCTATAATTTTATAGTTAATCAAGCTGAGTTAGGAGGGATTCCTTTTATCCACAGATCTATAATCTTATCTGATGGTTCTCTTATAACTATTACCTCTAAAAAAGAGAGTATCTATGGTCATAGAACAGGTATTGTTTCTATAAATACAATACCAACTATTAAAGAGATAGTTGAGTCTGGGCTCTATCTAGAATCAGGTTTTTTAGATTTATTGTCATCGGCTGTCTGCAATGAAAATACATTTAAACCAGCTGTTCTTAAATATAATACTGATGTTGCCGCTTATATTTCTAGCACACCAACACCGCTACAAGGACAGTTGAATTCATCCTACGAAGGGCAGCAACTAGCAGATAATTCAGAATCTTTAGCTGTTGGATGCGTTGAAAAATTAGCCGCGATAACTGACGAATGCGGCAATACTTATACAGCTGGCGGATATTGTGATGCTGGAAAGATTTTAATGAAGAAAAAGTGTCAGGCGTTGATTCCGTCGAGTATGTTCTCTGGGAAGATAAGACTGCTAGTACAGGCGGTTTATGGATCAACTAGATCAGACTATTCGTGCGATTGGGACTCTAATCCATTTCTTTATAAGCTGACGATAGCTGGTAAAGCGATTCAGGCACCCGCTATCTACAATACGATTACAGGGCAGGGGTTTTTAATTACGGTCGATGACCGATACTATCTCGGTACGATCAAGGGGTCATCAGTCGTCATTACTGAAATTATATTAAGCGGCTTCGCTCAGGAAATGATTAGTTCAATCGACCCCGCTAGACTTACGGACCATGAGTACGTCACCCGAGTCGAATGCTATGCGTTATCGACGGCAACTTTCGGCGATGAGCTACAGACTATCTTTTTCGCCGGGACGCTCGGCACCCCTTTAGCTCATGGGTGGCATTTCTCGTGGGACGGGCTAAAAGGGCGTGTGATTTTGCACGAAGCGAACAACGCAACAAAAAAATACTTGTCCCGGGATTACAGGATAGAGCTAACGCCGACACTATCCGGGCCGCACCACACTTTTACGGCTTCAGTTACCATTGACTCGTCGTCTGAATGGTGGCCGTGTCAAAGCTTTCTGTACCAGTTCGCTCCTGACTATATCCAGTCCGATACAAAAGTCGCTTTTCCGCAAATTGGGCCTATTCCGTATTTGGGCATATCGGTCGGTAATGTGGCATCAAATGTGCAATGGACCGCGTTAATTTACTGCTATGCGCACTATGATTTTTTGTCAGGGGATGATGAATTCATCGCAGTCACTCAGTCACATAACACAAACTCCATAGCCTCTGGTACATACACAATATCAAACCCAACGCCCCTAAAATCCAGCGATGTGTGGATTGCTATTGACTCGTATCGCGCCGCTTTTCCGACTGGGGGTTATCGCGGGACAACGAGAATATCTGTTGATGGGGATTTGTCAGGGAACACTCTGACACTTAACGGAACGAACTCATCATTAGCCGAAACAAATAATGTCGAATGGTATCCAAACAACGTAGAAATTGATGTCGGGCTGGCTTACTGGTCTGGCGGAACCAACCCAGCGGCGCAGTTTTGGGAATCCAAGACTCGGGAGTTTTCTACAGATGTGGATTGGAAAGCCTGGATGGTTACGAATGGATACTGGACAAGCAGCGGGGGATACTTCTCAAATTCGGCGGGTTTGATAGACCGTGGTGATGGGATAATGACTAACATTTACTACGGTGCGCATATTTACTATGCAACTTATGATCGGCACTATGGCAAAGTTGATACCCCACTCGAAATAGCACCGACTTTTGTTGAGGCCATGCACAGCGACGCAAATACAGTAATGGTCGGCATATCGAAGTATAAAGGGGCTATTGGGAAAACGAGAAATATTGAGGTCAATCGAGTAAATGGCCCTTGGGGGTTTCGTGTTATTAAGTTCTACTTTCACAACACACTAGGAATACAGGAGCTGAGTTTTGTGGGGCCGCTAATCTATTCCAGGTATTCACAAATCCAGTTTGTCAGCCCCTACTCTACCATATCAGATACTACCCCTCTTACCCAGAGAACGGACATTGCGCAGATGGTGTGGCAAGGCCGACAGGAAGAGATATTTAATATCCCTACAACGCCAGCAGTAACACCTTCCAATTGGCATTATTCCGCATCAATGGTTGTCGCACCATTGCTTGGGCATACAGAGCGAAGCAGGCAATCTCTAATCACAAAATCCAGCGAATATTCTGTGGACTTTGGCAGCGATATCTACGTCAATCACGACTATGCAAGTGATTCCGCTGTCGGATGGGCCTAGTACTTATTTTAACTATTTATAACACTTAATATATATAGGCGCTTGTAACCAATGGCTTCATATGCTAACACCAACTCTGAAAATCTAGTATCTATTACTACAAACAGCTCCCATTATAACCCTAAACCTGCTATTACAGAAGATATAGTAATAGTATCCCCTGTAGAATACTTAGAGGTTTTTACACTTGTAGAGTCTCTTTTGATAGAGTCTCCTTCAACAACATCTGTTACTTTTAAAACTTCGATCCTAGATGCTATAAGTACACTTAGTTCTCTTTCTGTTTTATATCCGCAGAGTTTAATAGATACAATAGTTGCATCAGAAGGTAATAGTAACATTATACATAAGGTTGCTTACTTAACAAATACTTTTATTGTTAACAGTTCTGAAGTATCCTCTATAGAATTCTATACTTTAATAGAAGATCTTACAGTTTTAATAACATCTCTAGACAAAGTAATCTATGGTGATATTACAGATAATATCTATTTAACACAAACCTTAAATGTTCTATATAAACTGAGCGGAGCTATAC